AGACGCGAACTGGCGGTTGAGCCGCGCCTCCGGATCGTTGAACTTGACCTCTCCTCCAGCTCGCTGCACGCCCCCCGCAATCTCGCAGAGCAGCACCGTTTTTCCAGCACCGCTCGGCCCGAAGATCTCGACGAGGATGCCACCCGGCAGGCCACCGCGCTCGTAGATGCCGCCGGAGATAGCGAGGTCGAGCAGCGTCGACCCCGTCGAGATCAGACCGCCCCTCGGGGGCTCCGCGGTGCGCGCCTTCGCAGCCTTGCGGCGCGCTAGGGACTCGTCGACCTGATCGGAGATCTTCTGACCAGAGCCGGCCGGATGGGAACGCCTCGTGAACGTCACAGCCTCTCGGGAAACCCCGCCTCCTCAGACTTGTTGTTCAACGTCACGTCGCCGCCTCCCCAGCCTCCAGGCACGGCGCCCACACCGGACAGTTGTCGCAGTCCGTCCCGAACTTGTCGTTGTCCTTGCCGAACGCGTGACCGTGCGGGCACTCCCCGGCGGGAGCCTTCGCGGCGGAGGGCTCCTTGTCCGCCCCGCGGGCAGAGCGGGGCTCCTCCTTCGGCTTGTCGGCCTCCTTAGGCTTCTCGTCGCGCGCGGTGCGGCGAGCCGACCGGGGATCACGCTCCTCCTCCGGCTTCTCGTCCCGATCTCGCCGACTCGACCGGGTCTCCCGCTCGGGCTCCTCCTGCGGCTCGGATCGGCGGCTGGAGCGAGTCTCGCGCTCCGGCTCGGAGCGATCCCGGGAGGTGTGCCCCTCGTGCCCTGCGGAGCGCGTGCGACGTGCGTCGCGGTCGTCGGGCTCGTCTCCCCCACCCCGGTCCGACCGCGTCTCACCGCTCCCCGGGCGACCCGCAGCGGTGCGACCGTCGGCGTCGTCCGCCGCCCCGTCGCCGACCTCGAAGAAGAGCGCCTTGATCTCCTCGTAAGTCTTGAAGTCGAGCACGTCGTCGAGGGACGTCAACTCCTCGATGTCGCGCTCGTCGTACTTGTAGTTCCGGTCCTCGAAGTCGATGCGCGACGTCTTGGCGTACGTGTTCTTCCCCATCTTCTCCTCGGAGAAGCGGATCTTCAGCGTGTAGCCATTCTCCAGGTCGGGAAACTCCTCGTAGTCCGGGTTCTCCGACAGCTCGTCGTTCAGCACATCCTGGAAGCAGAACTGGGAGATGTCCCAGATATACGGCCTGTCCTCCAGCTTCTTCTCGTCCTTCGGCTGGACGTAGTAGAGGTTGCGGTCGCGCGGCGAGAGCGCCTTGACGTCCTCGTCCTTCCAGTTCGCCCCCTCCTTGTCCAGCAGGTGCTTCCGATGCTCGCAGATCGGGCACTTCTTGCCGACGCTCGTCGGACAGATGACCGACGCGTTGCCCGAGCCCACGTTCCGGTGGAGCTTGTAGGGGCGGCGGTACCAGAACTTGTCCTTGACCGCGATCTCGTACTCGTCGTTGCGGTCGGGGTGGCGGTCGTCCGTGACCACGTAGGGCAGGATGTCGAGCGTCACGCGCGAGCCCGGCTCCTCCTTGAACACCTGAATGCCCTTCGGCAGGATCAGGTGCCCGTAGCTCGCACCCCGCGCCTTTTGCTGCTGGCTGTTGTGCGACACCTTGCCCCGGAAAGACCCGCGACGGCTGTCTCTCGCCATGATGCTATTCTCCCTTGCTCGACTTGCCGAAGTAGCGGCGAGCCGACAGCCGACCCGCCTCCGCCCACTTGCTGGCGTAATAGATCACGAAGGGTGCGACGGGCAGCCCCACTAGTATCCAGGCCCACGCGGGCATCAGGTCCGCCTCCGGATCTTGACGCCCCTCTGCGCCTCCTCGTCCTTCTGGCGGCGCATCTCCCCGAGGTCGTGGGGCACCTTCGGGCCGGCGAAGTAGCTCTGACCGTGCAGGCGCACGAGGTTCTCCAGCGCCGTCTTCCGCTGATCGAAGGCGGCGACGACTCCGGTAGCGACGTTGAACTCGTACGACGAGTCAACGTAGGCACGGTTCGCCTTGATATAGTCCGGGTGATCGGCGATGGCCGCGGTGATGCCGCCCTCGGTTATGCCGCGGGGACCGGCGACGACCCCGTGCTTCTCGGGGTCCTCGCGGATTGCCTTGTCGACGCGCGCCCGCGTGACGTCCCGTATCTCCTTCGCCATGTCGAGTTCGCGCTGGGCCTCGGCCCTCGCGCGGGTGTACTTCAGCATCAGCTTTGGCTGGTTCAGCCACTCCACGTCGAGCGCCTGCTCATCGATCTCGATCTCTTCGTCGTACGTCACGATCACCTCCGCGCACTAGGACGTTATACGCTACGCGCCACCGTTGTCCCCGTTGACGACGCAGTACGAGGCGTGGACGAGACCAGGGAAGCCGCTGTCGTAGAAGTTGGAGACGAACTGGTCGAGCACGACCATCGCCCGCTCGTTCGCCCCCTTGAGCAATATCACCGTGCAGTAGCCCAGGACGGCGCGGCGCGTCCGCTCCACGTCCGCGTCCTTAAGCTCCGCCAGGATCGAGGCGACCTCCTTCCACCCCTTCGCGCCGATCAGGGCGCGGCACAGGTCGATCGTCTTCGCCTCGGACGACTGGAACGACGCGAGCGTCGCGTCGGGATCCGCGATCATCTGCTGGAGCATCTGAATTGCGTCCCGGCAGTGTCCGCCGGACACCTCGACGATCTTCTGGATCGACGACCGCGGGATCTGCGCACCCTCCCTAGCCGCAATCCGACCGAGCAGCTTGAGCATCTCCGGTTCGGTAAGGAGATGCACGAGGAACGCGCTACAGCGCCCGCGAAGCGTCGGCAGGAGCTTCTCCGGCTCCGTCGTGCACAAAACGTAGTAGGCGTGTGCCGGAGGGTCCTCCAGGCCCTTCAGGAACGCCTCCTGCGCGTCCTTCGTGAGCTTGTGACAATTGTGAACGGCTACACCGCCCACGAAGTAGGACGGATCGTCCTCGACTTCTAGGTCGTGGAAGATCACGTATCCGCGACGACGCTCTTGATCTCTAATAATACCGAGGAAAGATCCGTCATTACAGCCTGGTTCGTAAACCTCAATACTCTCCACCCTAACGACGCAAGCTTCGGTACCTTCTTCTCGTCTAGCGTCCTTATGCGCTTCGAATTGTGAGAAACCCCGTCGACTTCGATCGCTATCCTCAATTCCGAGTTCGCAATATCGACCTTGTAGTTGGACGGGAACCCGGCGTCCCCCGGAGCGTGTCCGGTCGGTATCGCAACCTCCGTCCTCCATCCCAACGTGGTCGCCAGAAGTATCTGCGGCGCAGTAAGCTTCCCATTGCCACCCCTGTTCCCCGACCGGAAAGCGTCTATCGTCCCATTTATCCGCTTCGTCACTAACGCCCTCGCTACGACCTCGGGCCGCGTGAACGGATTGTTCGTCTTCATCCGATCCGACGATGCTTTGCGCAAACGACGACCGCGCTCCGTACTCGAATCTAGGACCTTCGTATGGGCCTCGGACAGCTTCCTGCGGGTATCCTCGGATCGAACGAGCCCCGTCCGTTTGCGCCCCGCTAGGATATTCCCACACACCTTGCCACACGTCTCGCGACCGAATTTCCTGGAACCGGCGAGGTAGTTCATCTCGCTCCCGCACACCGGGCACGGACGCGTCGGATAGTCCTTCGGCGGTTTCATCTTCCGGGACGAAGTTAGCGCACATAGTGCCGAACAGAACCGCTGCCTCTTCTTCTTCGGGACGAAGCCGTTCTCGCACGTCGGACAGATAATCTCGCCCACTATACATCTCCGCATAATCTTCGGAACCTACGATACACCGACCGACAGGCAGAAGCAAATCGCCGACCGACAATGTGCCTGCCTCTATCCACCTACCGTCCGAAGTCATAAACAAGTGTTCCAACGTCGTGTAGAGCGTTTGCCCAGTCGATAGACCCAAACGAACGATACGATGAAGAAGTACTACGTTCCTAAAAGTATTCAGAACTTTCGAGGGACCTACGAGACTGTAGACTACATCGCCGGGAACTACATGCTCGATTGGGCGATCTCCCTGCGGCATACTCACTAGAGTCCCCGAGGCAAAACACTCGTCGATCAGCCACAGGCGCCGGCCGCCACCCGTCCCCTTGTAGCCGGAGTTCCGGCGGATGTCGCGGATCGAGTCGATGCCGCGGAAGTCCGCGCTGTCGATCTCGTTGTAATCTATCTCGGCGACGCCTAGCTCCGCAGCTATGAGGCGACCGATCGTCG